GACAGGTACCACGACGCTATGGAATCCGTTATCTCCTGAGTACTTGGATTCTACGTCGCAGGTACAAGCCATTGGGGTGGCTGCTGGGTTTGTCAACAGTGCGGTTGCTTCGAACCTTATCACTATCACGTATACCATCAGCGGTACGATTCTCGATGGTAGCAACAATCCAGTTGTTGGAGTAGCGATTACATGCACTGGACAATCACCGACGACGACCGCGAGCGACGGAACTTATAGTTTCGCAGGATTGTCAAACGTCACTAGCTACACCGTGACGCCGTCGTTTACTGGCTGGACTTTTGCACCGACCGACCAAGTCGTGGCGGTTAATAGTGCGAACCAGCCGAATATCAATTTCACAGGCACGCACTTGCAGGTTGCAACGCCGACGTTCAGTCCACTGCCGGGAACATTCGGCGTACCGACGACGGTCACTGTGTCCGATGTGGACTCTGCGTTCAGTGGCTTTGCGATGTATTATACCCTCGACGGCAGCACACCGACCACGGGTTCGACGCTATACACGGGACCAATTACAATCAGCACGACCCAGACGCTCAAGGTACTCGCGGTTGCGACAGCGTACAGCAATAGTGCCATTGCGAGCGGAACGTATACCATCTCTTCAGGCGGAATCCTTCCGATATTTGGAACAGGAGTTACAAGCACAACGGGTGCAGATGCATCGCCTGAAATCAATTCTAAGAAAACCTCGGTAACGGGGAGCGGTCGCACGGGGATAATTGGATGAGCTAGGGGAGCAGCCCTAATGTTAGACGTACACGTAGACCCAGACGCACTTAAAAATTATCGAGAGTCATTCGACCCTAACATTCTTCCCAAGGGCGTTAGGGCATGGTATGACCACGCCTCGACAGAAGTCCTAGACCGTTGGTTCTTGAATCGCTTCAAATGTCTGAAGAGCCATTTGTTTTTGAGCGGCTGGATTGATCTTGAGGAAGATAAACAAAAAGGTTTGCCTGCTGAGACGGTACCAATCCTCGGGATGGATTTCCAACCAGACCCGCATCGGATTCTTTTCAACCAATTTCTCCAGAACCGTCCCGGCGAAGGTTTTGCTCTATCCGATCTAGAGACGCTCACCAAGAAAATGATGATTCTCTGGCCTCGCGGTCTGTTCAAGACCTCGGCGGTCGTAGTCGATATCGTTCAGACCATTCTGAACTACCCCAACGTCCGCATATGCTTCCTCACGGGCGGCGATCAACTTGCCAAGCGTCAACTTGTTCGTGTGAAGCGTGTGTTCGAGCGACCGACTCAGACGTTTCAATATCTCTTCCCTGAATTCTGTCTGATAAGTGCACTCGACAAGAGGACAAATAAGTGGACAGACGTGAACGCGAAACTTGGCACCCTTCACGAGTTCACGGTGCCTTGCCGTACGAACACAACATTCGCTGAGCCGACGTTTGCGATATCCACCGCGAAGTCGGTTAAAGCTGGGTCGCACTTTGACAAAATCTACATCGACGACCTTGTGAACGAACAGAACTACAAGAGCGTAAAGGCACTCGAAAAGTGCTATCAGGACTATCTGGACATCTGCCCCTTGCTGGAGCCGACTGGGTTCATCATCATGACGGGAACCCGCTACTCCTACGGCGACACGTACGAACGTATTCAGGAGAAGGCTCGGGAAGAAGAGAAGTTATTGGGACGTACCATTTGGCGTTTCTCGATTCGTGATTGCTGGAGTCACCCGTGCGTGAATTGCAACCACACCGACGTGTACCACAACAAAGACATAAATATCCTTCAGCCGCCGTGCATGGGGGTTGAATGCCACTGTCTGGGCTTCGCATCCACGGGTGCGAAGGGCGTGCTGTTTCCAGAGACTCGAACTATAGACGGTCGGTCCATCGGGCACACGATAGGGTTTCTGGAAGGCGAAAAAATTCGGCTCGGCGATGAATTCTTTGCGAACCAGTATGAGAACTGTCCTATCGCTATCGGGTCGCAGACATTCACCGATACGCTGATCGGTGCACAGACGCTATTCGACCTCAAACAGATACCAGAATACCTCACACCGGGAGCCTTCACCTTCGTCGTAGGCGACTTGGCGTATGTCGGGCAAGAGGACCGAGACTTTTCGGTGCTGTACGCCTGCCGATTGTTCAAGGGGCAAATTTACGTCTACGACTGCATGTTTGGCAACTGGGACTCGGGTGCGGTCGCAGAGAACACAATCAAAATGTTGCGGGACCATAGACCCGCCGTTATGTTCTACGAGCAGTTCAACGGGTGGGAGGCTTACAACAAAATCATCGAGGCCGAAGCAAATAAACAAGGCATCGTGAAAGTCCCGCTTCAATGGGAGAAGTGTTCTCGTAGTGCGGGCGCGAAGATTGTTCGCATCGGCACTATCAAGGGCATGCTCACGAGCCGAAGATTGTGGCTCTACGCACTGATGGGGGTGCCGAAATTCGCGGTGGCGTACGACACCCTCGTTCAGCAGCTAGTGAAATGGCCGAAGTTGGGGCGGCATGATGACTTTGCGGACTGTTTGGGGATGGTAATTCAGGTTCCGACCGGTTTTCAGGTCCAATCGACGCCAACGGATACGGGTTTGCTGGGTTGGTTGCGTAAACTCAATCAGACACCAGTCGCGGACGATGACTACACCGACAACGGGTGCGGAACAGGCATAGTTTGTTGAGGAAAGGGACTTTTTACGCCGTATGTGAGGGGCTAAAAACCCTCAAACACCTAAAGGATTCGTAGGCTTATGTCCGACAGAGACATCAAAGCAACCACTCATTTTCCCGCAATGGGGCAAATTCGCCTTCTTGACCTTCCGGGGGCTATTCCCTATGGTCAAACTGCTCTCCCGATTCAGTCTACACAGGTCGCATTTGCCGACCAGATACGTTCTGATGAGTCGATGATGCAGGAAGCGAACCTCAACCGCGAGGAATCCGAGAACTTCATCGCTACCCGAGGTTTAATCGGTCGCTGGAACATGGCAGAAATCATGCTTCGTGCGTGGGTGGACCCAATCAAGTGGAAAGGTAGCGATCAATTCCGCTCGCATCTCGGTGTTCCGCTTGTCGCCGAGCAATTCTACAGCATTCACAGCGTTGTGAACCAAACTTTGTTCGGGGCGTACCAAGTTTTTCAGGTTGACGCCACTTCTGGCACGCCGTTGGAATGTGCCGAGGCTCAGCAGGCGATTTTGAACGCTGAAATGAGGACGTGCGGCTTCAAGGGTGTCTCAGCGAAGTCTGAATTCCGCGAAATCACATACGACGGCTTGTTTTACGGTTTCGGCGTCGCTCTCTACGGCTGGGAGACGACAAAACAGAACATCATCAAGAAGGTGCAACGGATGCACCCTGCAACAATCACCGTAAATGGCAATTCAATCGTGATTCCGCAGAAGGATGAAGACGATATCGAAGAAAAGTGCATCGGCGTCTGCGAAATCAACATGCCGAAGCTGGAACATGTGCCAATTCGACGATTTCGATACGCTCCTGACCTCCGACGCGGCGACCCGCGTGTCGCGGAGTGGTGCGGACGCATTATTTACCTGACCTCGTACGATTTGGACAAGCTACGCAACACCGACGGCTGGAAAGTTCCCAGTCGGGAAGAACTCGTGAAGCTGACGACGCCTCAATTGATGGACGAGTCGCCGACGAACCCACTGGAGACGCTCGGGTCGAACACTGGGAACCCGGTTTTTCAACAAACGACTACGCCGCAGAAGGCGTTTCCTGAAAATTACACTCAACGTACCACGCACGACCCGCTAATGCGGAAGTTCGAAGCATTTGACTACTGGACTCCGTATCGTCACTGCATTATCTTGGGCAAAGAGTACTGCATTCTCAACGAGACTCACAAATTCGGGCGTCCGCCGTTCCTTGGCTTCTGCTTCCGCAACGCTCCTGACTCGGCACACGGGTACGGGATTGCGTATTGGCTGACAGACTTCCAGCGGGTGTGCCAAGGCGTCATAAACGCTTATCTGGACGATATGAACTTGAATTTGATGGGGACGTACACTTCGCCTGCAGGTGCGAACAACTCCGCACAGGCACAGTGGATTTTCCCCGGCAAGATTTTCAAGTCGGACCCACAAGGTAAACTCGAACCGATGACACGCAATGCGGTTGATGGGAAAGAACCGCTGACGGTCATTGCACAGATGAAAGAATGGGCGTCTTCCATCAGCGGGGCTGGAGCGGGCACGCTGGGCGGGAACCCGGGCAAATCGGGCGACATGCGTACACCTGCGGGCGTCGCGGCGGTCACCGGCGGTGAGAACGTCAAGTTGGCAGACCTCGTGGACGTAATTTCGGAACAAGTCTTCGTTCCGTTCTTGGAATTTTGCATCGAGCAGAATCAGAAACTCAAGCCGTCGCAGATTCGTGCGATGCTCTCACAGGAATTGGGCGAGGCATTCAAGCAAACGCCGTTGGACATCCTCAACGGCACGTACCGTGTCGATATCTCGGCGGGTGCTCGGCTTCAGGCACGGGCGGCGTTGGAGAAGTACATCGGCGTGCTGGAGACATTCATACAGGCTCCCGGCACTGTGGAGAACCTCGCGGTTCAAGCGATGAAGATTGACTTCAACGGTATGTTCGAAGCCTTGTTCGACACCTTCGGCGTTCCGTACAAGGAAAAGATTATCGTCCCGATGACTGATGAAGACAAGGCTCGGAGGGCGGCTGAGAAGTCGATGGCAGCACAGCAGAACAGCAAGCTGGCTCAACTTCAGGCTCAAGGTGAAATCAAGAAGGGCGTCGATGACAACCAAGCCGAGAACCGCATGCTCATCGAGACAGGCAAGCACACGCTGAAGGAACAGGGTAAGGGTACTGACCAAGCACATGAGTTGGATATGCAGGCACGGCAGCAAGCGGCGGACGCTAAGGCTGAGGCTGCGACGCCCGAGGCTCAAGGCTTAGATCGAGCCGCGAAGGGCGCGTTTGCGAATATGGACAAGGCGGCATTCGGCGGACAGTAAACATTTTGAACGGAGCATAACATGAGCGATATACCAGCAGGAAATCCTGAATCACCCGTATCCCCATTTGTGCCGACGACTACTCCCACTATTGATCGGGCGAATCGCTTGATAAGCGTTCGGTCCAATCCCGGGTTTCTCGACATCATCCGCATCTCACAAGACCTCGTGAAAGAAGCTGAGGAACAGAGCACAGACTTCCGTGGCTGGGACCCGCAGCAAATCGTTATGCTGAAGTGCCGTTCGCAGGCGGCGAAAGAGCATCACGTCCTACTCCTATCAAAAATCAACGAAGCCGTGGAGCAAGGGGTAGCTGAAGCCCGAGACCTCATGGCTAAGTTTGCGGTTAAAACTGCCGCCGAGGCGGCTGAGCAAGGCGACTACGTCCGACAGAAAATGCTGGAGACGTTCGACCAGATGGATAACCGCATCGCGGGCAGTTATACGCCCGAAGGGTAATTTCTAATAGTTGCTGACATCTCGTTACAGAAAATTGACTAATTACGCCATGATTGTATAGAGCATTCCAAGGAGCATATCATGTCTGAAACCACACAAGCCTTGAACGTTGCCATGAACGCGGAGTTGCAAAAGGCTATTAACGCCGCGACGGACCCGACTGCATTGCGAGCCGCAATTCTCGCTGAAGCTGAACGGCAAGCAACCATTGCACAAGAAGCTGCGGCTACGCAGGCTGCGACGGACGCTGCGGCGGCTGCTGCGGCTACGACGGCTGCGGCTAATGAAGCCGCGACGGGCTATACTCGTGTCGAAAATATCGGCGGTCGAGATTTCGAGTTCTCGGGTGCCAACGAAGACGAAGTCAATCAGATGATTCTCAACGCTTATCGTATAGCGTACACCGTCCGTGAAGACGCGGCTCCAATGGTTGAGACTGTGCACACAGTTGACCCTGCGGCGGAAGCAGCGGCTGTTGCGGCGGCTGCTGCAGCGGAAGCAACGGCGAAGGCTGAACTCGAATTGAAATTCAAACGCGGTGAAATTACTGCCGCTGACTACATCGAGCAGTCAGGTGCGATGGATGCATATCTTGCAGCAAAAGGCGTTCCTATTGAGGCTTTGAAAGCCACGGTTGAGCAATCACAGGACAGTCAAGAGCAGCAATCGTGGGCTGAAGCCAGCGAAGCGTTTTTGCATTCGGTGTCGGGTGCGGACTGGCCGGGTGGTGAACAGAATCGAAACCTGATTGGTTTGAAAGTTGCGGAGTTGGGTCTTGTCGATGAAAAAGATAAGGTCGCGGCTCTCGCAAAAGCATGGACCGAGATGAAGCATACCGGAATGGTTTTCAAGAACGAGACTGCTACGGACCCAGCGGTGCTGGCTGCGGCTGAAGCTGCGAGAGTGGCAGCGGAAGCTGCGACCCGTGGGGCGGCTCCGGCGGCTGCGGCTACGACGGCTGCTACGGCCCCTGCGGCTCCTGCGGCTGCTCCGAAAAATCCGTCGGGTTCATCTGCATTATTCGGTGCGAGTTCTGGCGTAGGCGCGGGTGCAGGCACCACGGAAAGAGCCGTTGCTCCGACGCTACAAATTTCCAAGGACGCGAGTCCAGCCGAGATTTTGCAAGCATGGAAAGACCAGATAATGGCTCAAGGACAGAGTCCAGACGCCGCCTTCACGGCTGCGTTTGCGAAGAAGTAAATCGTTATCTCAAGAAAAGTGACTAAGGTCGCCATAACTGAGAGAGGTATAATACCATGATTCTGCCCCCGGGCGTACAGAGCACTACCCTTGCTGCTTTCCCGCAGATTGCTTACGACCGCACTGCGATTTTGGAATGGCAGTTCAACACTCCATTTCTTGAGGAACTTTGCGACTTCCGTCCGCTGCCCCGCCGGTCTGGTCGGACGCTCCAGTTTTACGGCCAACAGCCGTACGCTGCCGCGACCTACGACTTGTCCGAAGGTATTCCGGGTCCGTCGCTCCAGTTGGTCCAAGTCTTCAGCGATGCTTTCGCTGACGAATACGGCGACTGGATTGGCATTTCAAACGTCGCGCAACAGATGTTCCTCGCGGACATCACGATGGACGCTAGCCGCAACCTGTCGTATCGGGGCGCTTTGACCTCGAACCTGATTGCGATTAACGGCTTCGAAGCTGCCGCGACCGCACAGTCATCTGCCCGCATCGACCTCCTCGACAACGAGTTCATTCTGTCCAACACGATTCGGAAGTGCGAATCCCAGTTGATGGGCAACGCGGTTCCGGGGCGTGATGGCGGGCTGTACACGTCGGCGATGCACCCGTACGTTGTGTACGACTTCATGTCGGACAACTCTGCCGGGTCCGCCGTTGACTGGATGAAGCGTGTCGAGTCTGGCCAGAACGTTGGCAAGACCGACATGACTCGCGGCTACACCGTCCTCGAATGGGCGGGCGTCCGCATCATCCGCACGCAGACCGTGCCGACGTACGCCAACTACCCCTCAACGGGTAAGACCGGCTACGCCACGTACGTGGTTGGCCGTGAGGCGATGATGGCTTCCGAGTTGCTGGGCAATCGCGTTCCGCGTAACCCCAGCTTCAAGGTGAACGTCAAGACCTTCGGCGATAACGACATCGACCTGTCGAACCCAATGTTGCAGACACGAGCAATCGTGAGCTACGACTGGTTCCTCGGGGTCGTTGCGAGACCGAACACGAATGGCACCCCGGGTTTTAGAAGGGTGAGATGCGAAGTGTCGGCGGTCTAAAAGTTTTCGCTTGACTTTCGGTCGGGAGTTGTAGCATAATGGCTTCGGGAGGTAACACCCGATGCCTTACAAAGACCCGACAAGTCCAGCGGCGAAAGCCAGTGCCAAGCGCAGGCACAAGAAATACCTTGAGACGCATGGCGGTTACCGCGAGGTGACCAAAAACTATGAGTCTCGGCACCCAGAAGCACGACGGAATTCGTGGTACAAACACGAACACGGGGTGACGCTGGTTGAGTTTGAAGCGCAGATTGTAGCACAAGGTGGTTTGTGTCCTATCGGGAATCACCCGTTCGGACCTCGTGGTAGGCAAGGCAACTCGCCCTGTCAAGACCACAACCATGAGAGTGGCAAAAATAGAGCCATTCTCTGCCGCAATCACAATGTGGCTCTTGGGTTGTTCAACGATTCGGTTGAGGACATGGAAGCCGCAATCGAATACGTGAAGCAGTACAAAACAGTTTAGAATAGGAGAATTACCGTGGCTAACGCGAATACAGTTCGACGGCAGGTATCAGGTTCACAACAGTTGACGATTGCTCCGCAAGTCGGGCTTTTGTCCACTCATGTTGTGTTCCAACTCAACAACAACGGGTTGACTCTGACTGGCGGGGGTCTCATTCCTCTGTCCGCTGGCACCTATGGGTTGTATCTCGGCACGGGTCAGGTCCTCAAGGTTGTGGCGAACGGAACGCTCACGGGCATCGTCGGGGCAACGGACACTTTTGCCGTGAAACTTTTCGTGGTCACAGCGGCGGGTCTCGCGGTGCCTCCCACGAACGCAACGATTATCGCTCCTAGCGGCGGGTCTTCGTTGGTTGCCGATTCTGGCACCATCGCAACTGTCGCAGGAACGTCAGCGTCATGGACCTTTCAGGCTCGGTTGCAACTTTCTGGGACGGGCATCCTCACGGGTGAGTTTACCGTGACCGTCGGCGGCGTCGATAAGGTGTACGCGACGACGGCTGCTGTTTCGGGTCTCGGCGAAGCGGACTTGAACTTCTTCTTCTCTCTCGCTGACCCGAACGGGGCGAACGCTTCGGCAACCGCCACGTTGGATGAATTCCGCATCGACTGGGAGTAAACGCAAGGGCGTCAAAAGAATCGGGCGTCAAGCCCAAAACCAAGCCCGAGGCTGGCAACACGCTTCGGGCTTTTTCTTTTTCAGGACCACGGGAGGCTTTATGAGGCTGTCGAAGGTAGTCCGCAGTATCGCTCTTGCGGTGGCAATGCTTCTGGTTCCTGCCGTCGCCTGTGCGAACGTCAAAGAGCCGAAGGGTTTCGATAAGAAAGTCTATGACAGTTCATTCGCTCTTTACGGCAGCAGTGCAATGGCGGGCGTACAAGACCGCTTTCTCTGTACTGTGACCGCATACCAAAAGGTCGAAGGTGGCTACCTGTTGATTGGTGCGGGACACTGCACCGGGGCGAACGTCGAACTTCCCCCCGACCTGACTTTTGCGGTACGTACTGACTTGGGCGCGACTAAATATCCGGTGGTGCTGCTCAAGTCCGTGATGGCTGAGCCGCTGGATTACGCCGTTTATTTTCTACCTACCACGGCGAAGTATCCGATGGTTGCACTGGGGAATGAAAGCAAGGACCGCATCAAAGATAAAACGGTCGATGTGAATTTCAGCCTCGGGGTTGCAAAGATTGTCAGCTACGGTATTATTTCTTCGGTGGTCATATCGAACTCGGGCGCACATGAAGACATAACTGGATTTTTTCTCGTAACGCAGTTTGATTCTCACGGAGCGAGCGGTTCCTCTGTGGTAAGCGAGAAGACCCACAAGGTTATCGGGCTAGTCATTGCGGGCTGGGATGGCGAGACGATGCCTTCTGTCGTTGAGCCTATCTCTTCGGTCGAAAAAGAACTGGGAGATATTCCCGCACGGTTGGCGAAAGCACGAACGCTACCGATTCCTGTGACGGTGATTACTGCACCGCCTGCAACCCAAGACCCTGACGATGAAGACGCACCCTTCGGATTCTGGGCGGCACAACATGGCGGGCGTCATCAGGGCGGGGCACGCGGCGGTAGACCAAACGAAGGTCGAGGTCGCGGCGAGGGTCGCGGCGACGGTCGCAATCTCGGCAGGGACGATCACCGTCGGATTGACCGGCACCAAGATGTGCGAGAACGCGGTGGGCATCGGGAGATTTTCTTTGGCGGCTTCTGGTTCAATTGTGGACCCGTTGAATGGCCGCTCTGGGTATTTACCGACGACGTTTACGTGGTGATGGTAGGCGGTAATGAGTACATCATGTACGACTACAATGACCCATACGACGAGGTGTTCGTTTACGTGGTCGAATAAGGCTTGACTTTCAAACGGGAACCGAGTATCGTAGTGAGGCGTTTATGCCCAAGTGGCAGAGAACTTGCCCTCAGTGTAAGCGGGAGTTGGAGAAAATCCATCCTCCCGACCATGCGGTAGTTTGTCCCGCATGTAAGTGGATTTGGAAATGAGCAATGACAAGATGCCCACGGTGCGAGCGACCGGTATATCAAGACGTGTACGTTCACGTCCCCCGTTTGGTCTGCGATTGGTGCGACTGGGTCGAGTGGAAAACTCGGGAAGAATTGTTGTACGATTATCTGCATAGCGCGGCGAGCGAAAGATTCGTAAACCCGCAATTGGAACAAAGGATAAATGGCGACGCAAGCTGAAAGACAAAAACGATATTATCTTCGTCATCCGCACCGTCATGCGGAAACCAACGCCCGATACCGAGTAAATCATCCTCGGAGTGCTGAGTTTCGGCGAGAAGAACATCTAAAATACACTCGCGCTTTCTGGGCAGCTAAGACTCAGCAGTATGAAAAACAAAAAGGTCTTTGCACGTTGTGTGGAGCACCGCTTCCCGAAGTGGAGAAATGCCACTGGGACCACGATCATACCACTGGAGAAATGCGAGACGTTCTACACCGTCGATGTAACATTGCCTTAGGCTACATAGAAGATGATTTGTATCCAAAGGCGCTTGCGTATCTAAAGAGGTTCGCCCATGTTAAATCTTGACCCCTCCCGTGAAATTATAGGTTACTTGGTTCGGCACGGAGAGCTAAAAAAAATGAACATTTGGGATGGATGGGGAGACTTCGATCTAAGCGAAACTGGTCGTGAGTCCGCCGAGAAAGCCGCTCAGTGGCTCTCGTTCGAGAAGATCGGTCGAGTCATCTCTTCTGACATTCCTCGGGCGATAGAAACTGCACAAGCCATCATGGACGCATGCAACGTGGCATGTCCTTTTCTGGCGTGTGACCCGAACCTGCGACCGCGAATGGTTGCGGACTTCACGGGCAAAGAGAAAACGCCTGCTCGGGTTGCTGAATTCAAAAAGTACATCGAGAACCCTGACCTCGTGATTCCCGGCGGCGAGAGCGGTACGCAGTTGAACCAGCGGATTCAGGTTATCTTTCAGTATCTCGCGGCACCGTACGAGGCGTTGCCTACAGTAGTGTCAACTCACAATTCTGTGATTAAGTCGTTGCTGGGCGTTGAAGAAGTTGGAGAAGTCGTGGAACCGGGCGGCATCATTGCTGTCTACTTGGATGAGAAGGGTAACATTTCTTTTGAAGTAGTGCTGGGGGCTGTTACGACAAACTCCTCGGAGGTAAGCTGAAATGAGCGACGGACAAACACCATTTGTAGACCACGCGGCACCGATTCTCGCCGGGGACCCGGCTATCACTGACGAACAGCGGTCCAACCTGTGGGATATCTTCAACCAGTCCAAGGACGCGAATGAACTGGCGAAGCGTCTCGGGGCACCGGAGCATCTCATGGTGCCGAACGATACCAAGCAGCGGCTATTTGAAAAGAAGCGGTCGCTATCGCAGTTGCCCGCTGCCGCGCCAATTGACAAGGTGACGGACGCTATCCATCGGATAGCCCAGATGGACCCGCAGGAGCGCGAGGTCGCGGAAACCCATCCCAATCTCCTCAAGACCTTTGCGCAGGCAGCTACAGCCCCGGAAAAAGCGGCTGGGGAGGCTGCAGGCGAAGGCGGCTCAACGCTGAAGGGTAAGACGCAAGGCAAGGGCGCGAAGCCCGCGCCGCTGGTGCAACCGCCGAGAGTTGATGGTTTAGAGCACTATCCGCCGATTCCTGATGGACATTACCGTGTTCGGGCGAGCGACGGCGGGGTTCATGATATCCCAGCCGAGAACATTGACAAGGCTCGTGAGATTGACCCCCGGCTCATGGTCATGAATCCGTAATTGGAGACCTTGTGGCCGACTCAACTGCGCCGCCGATACCAACACCGCCGCCAGCACCCCCAGTTGAAGAACTCGGGGCGGGCGGGGAACCTACTATTCAACCTGCGCCTCCCGCTGGCGTAGGCTCGTGGGATGAAACTCCTGCAATGCGGGAGTCCCGCGCACGTCATCACGAAACTGCCCCGCTGTACTCACCTGAAGAAAAAGAAGAACGAAAACAAGCCATCAAATCAACTGCTAAAGCTGCCGCTCAAGAAGTTGGTGGGGCTGTTGCTGGTGTTGGTCAAATGATTGGTGGACCCTCGGCAGGAACTGCTGCTCAACAAGCCGTCGATGTCGTGACGAGCGAGGAATTGCGCAAAGCGGAAGGTCGCTCGCTGCCGTATCGTGCGATTACGACCGCAACGGAAATGCTTGGTATTCCCACAGGAGCTAAGGGCGAAGAGGAAGCTGCAGCCCGAGGAGACACGGCAGGTGTGGTGGGGCATGCTCTTGGCGCAGGCGTTGTCGGAGTCGGAGCGACCGTCGGCTTGGGCGGACGAGGGGGTGAAGAAGGCGGAACTGCACTTGGTCGTCCAGCAGAACCACCCGAGGACGCAGAACCACCCGAGGGCGCAGAACCACTCAGAGAGATGAATCGGGAGACCGTGAATGATTTGATGGACCTCGGATACTCGCGCTCGCAAATTACGAATCTGGGTACTATCACTGAGATTCGCCGAATCATCGCAAACAAAATTCCAGCCCCACCTGAACCTGTTATTGGAGCCACTGAGCCAAAACCCACACCGAAGCCTGCAGAAGTTTCGCCGACTACTGCAGCCGAACAGGTAGCAAAAGCACCCGCCGCTGAAGGTGGTGAAGTTCCTGACCACATCACTTTTGACAAAACGGCGGGCAGCAAAGAAGTAGCTCCCCCCGCGCAAGATGAAAGACGCGACCTCAGTACCCGAATTTTCCCCAGCGGTCGAAAGACAGGTGTTGGACGACTAGCTGATACGACGTTTAATCTCATTCGGCAATACGAAGCGGAAGCAAAAAGCGCAGTAGAAACCGAAGGCGAAAAACCGACGCCGCCGACCACCGATATGCACGGCGTGCCACTGCCAACCAGCGTCGCTAAAGGGCACGGTGTAGAGCCAATCAAAGCGCTTGAGGTTATACATAACGCCCGAAGTGCTAATCCCACTCACGAGCCGTTCTTTCAAGTTACAATAGGACCCGCAGCGACTCAAGGCGTAAGTTTTGATACCGCCAAAGCGTTCAGTCCAGAAAATCGGACCTATAACTTCTCGACGCGGGCCGAAGCACAATCCTTTGTTGACAGCCTACAACCCAAAGCAGCAGGTGAACCCACAATAGAACACGTCGAGAATGCGTCGCCGTTCCTTGACCCTAGTAAACCGGGCGTCCCGGGTCAGAACATCGTTCGGTTGATGCAGAACGGCAAAGAAGTCGGACGTGTCAATTACAAAATTGAGGGCACCACCGCCGCTATCACTGGTTCGTATGTTGACCCCAAGCTGCAGGGCAAAGGATACGCCCAACAGATGTATTTGCAGGCGGCGGATAAAGCCCGCGCCGCTGGCGCAACGTCGCTGACTTCCGACCTTCAGGGCAGTACCACCATGGATGCGGCTCGCGTATGGGATAGGCTGACCGATAAAGGACACGCCGTTGAGAAGGTTCCATCCAAGCTAGGTTCGCCGGGATACAAAATGGATTTGACTCAGCCCGGGGCACCGAAGGGCGGCTTTCCAACGTGGCTCCAGAAGCCTCTCGCGGTAGATGCGCAAACACACGCTCAATCTGTGCCGGAGATTCCCGGTGCTGAGGGCGCGAGACGACGAATCGCCAAGCCGGATGTTCCTATCACGGCTCTTTCAGATTCAATGGCGAAGCTGGGCGGCAAGATGGTCACACCGCCGCCAGCAACGACACCAACAGTCAATCCTGTGGATGCTCCGGCTGCTATAGCTCCTATGCCTAAACTCGACCGAACCCAAATTCAAGGCGGTACGTCCACGCAGCCTTATCCGACATACCACGAGGCCAGCGGCGACCAGACAAACCCATGGGTGCGGCGTTCCGTGGACCCGGCGAATAGCGCATCACCGACGAATGAGAATCGACTACTCATGGTGCAGTTCGCCTCCGACCTGATTAACAAGGGCGCGACGGAAGTTAAAGACGACGCTTCGAACTACTACGACAAACTTTACTCAGGCGTGCGCCCGGGGTATGCGCGCATGCAGGACTTCTGGGAGATTCCACAATGGCACGGATTTGTCGCTCGTAACTTTCCCGATGCCGACGTGTACGTTGTCCGAGACATGGAGCAGGCGAAACAATTCCTGAATGACGCGAAGTACGGGCGCGTGACATTCTCTGCACTGGATGTGAACAAGCACCTCATTCGAGACCTCGCCGCCAACTATCAGGGACATATTGATGTCGGCGGGTACGTGGCTCCCGGCACTTTTTCCGACCTGCCGAATGTGAAGTGGCACGACTCGATGGAATCGCTCACGAAGGATGCGGGCGTTGAGTACCGGGGCGGCGCAGACTATCGCCACTATGCAGGGTCAGACGTGATTCCGCGCCTCACGATGTCGAAGGGCTGCCTGCACAAGTGCGCGTTCTGCACCATCGAAAAGCAATTGGTCATGCCATCATCGGACGACATCACTCAGCAAGCGGACGCGATTGCACAGTTGGGTTCGAAGCTGGTGTATCTGAATGACAAGACGTTCGGGCAGGCGAAAAACTATCAGGACTTGGCGGAATTGAATACCCGGATGAAAGAGAAGAACCCGAACTTTCAAGGGTTCGTCGTGCAGACGACTGCGGCGCAACTGGGAAAAATCCCATCCGAGTGGCTGGCGAAATCCGGCATCAAGTATGTGGAAATCGGCGTCGAGAGTTACAACGACCCCATCCTGAAGGCGATGCACAAACCCGCCACGGAGAGTCTTATCAACAAGACTGTGGATAAACTCCGGCAGAACAACATCACGATGATTCCCAACATCTTGATTGGATATCCCGGGGAGACGGCGGAAACGTACGCACACACGCTGCAGTTCTTGCAGGACAATCGTGACATCATTTCGCACGCGAACATCTACAACCTCGCGCTCTACGAGAACACCGAACTCGGGAAGACGATGACAACGGCGTCTCCCGGGGACTTCAATGAAAATGTGTTGGAGAAGTCTTTCCACAAGGACCCGGCGCTCCATCAGCAGTTTGCGGGTGACCTGTACGGTATGGCGTCGAAACTGCTTGAAGCGAAACCCACACCCTTGCAGGCACCACCAGAGCCGCAGTTTTGGGATGCGCTTGCTCGCCGTGACCAGATGCCCGGGCAGGATGTGAATCTTAGCGAAGCGTACGGTAAGACGGGCGGCTACGTCGGCGGGCATGTGGAGCATCGGCTGGATGGCAAGACTCGGGAAGAAGTTCATCAGGCGTATGTCGATAAACTCGGCGTTACGCATGGTCCCGAATGGGAATCAGTAATCCCCGAAGAGACGCTCGCCGAAGGAAATACACGTCACAGCGTGGTCACACACGAAGACGGACACGTAGTTGAAGCTGCGCGTGTCGGGTGGCCTACAGATGGGCTTGTTGTTCATAGCCCGCTCCACCCGGGCGTGAGCGCGGGAGCAGCCGGGGCAACTGATTTTGGTCCTGTCTTCCGACAACTCCCGGGGGTTACCGAAACGGAACCCGGCAGGTTTCATTTTTCCGCTCAGGCGTTGAAGGATAACTGGACAAAAGCCCTTCGCGTTTACTTAGCGGGAGCGGTGAGTCAGGAACAAATTCACGGCATTCCCTTTAACTCCGAGTCCGGGTCAGCTTACGGCGACGTTCGGGTACTTCACCAACTCGGGAAGGCGATGGGCTTAACGCCAAAAGAAATTCAAGGCGGGATTGACAGTACGTTAACGACACTAAGAAAAGACTGGTCAGACCCCGCCGTTAATGGTATAGTGAAGCAGATGTCGGCAGTGCGAGAGGACGGTCTCTCGAAAGCCCTTTTGCAGAGCGAGGACCGGGTTCAAGATTTACTTCGGCAAGTCAGACAAGTGTGGGAGGCACAAAAACATGGCGACGTTGAAAGAGATAATGCAGCAGATGGTGGAGTCGTTCCAGAAGCTAAGCCCGGAGACGCAGGAAGAGGTGCGGCAGGCGATACGGGAGAAGACACTGGGGAAGCCCAAGGAAAACTCTTCACCCAAAAAGGCGTAAATCTCTTTGCACAGGCTGTAAAACAATACGGCACCACGGACGACATCAAGAAGGCGGGCTACGTCGGGCTTGACGGGAGCATGCTCGACTTCTCCGAGGGTCAAGCCACGCGCACACTAGACCATGGGGATATTGCGTCGATTCCCGGCGTCCAGTCCGCGCACAACTCGAATCCACGTTTCGACTTTGTGATGAAAACCGGGGCGATGCGCGTGATTGATATTCCACGGTCCAAGTATCTCGGGCTGATGATTTCGGCGAATCACCCTCCGACCCACGACCAGTTGGACCGGGTTTTACCCCTTTTAGCGGACGGCAGACAGGTCGATATTGATTTGATTCACCCGGACTGGGCGCAGCCCGGGGGCGCAAGCGCGAAAGATGTTCACGACATGGATGGGCTACAACGCGTCATACGGGACGCTCAGAAAGAATCAGGCGTGTCGGGTGCCGTCGAAGCCCGCAAGGGTCCATGGCAGCAGATTGTGGACTTGCACAACACCACTGGTGGGTCCACCTACAATATCGCGCAGGGCAAGAACATGATGGGCACCGATACATACGCCGTCGCAATACATCCTGACCGCAGTCTCTCGGTTTCGGGGGAATTGAAGCCTCAAGTCGTGCAGCAATACGCCAAGAAGAACGACGATCTTCTGTCGCAGCCGACGGAAAGCCTCGGCACTTGGAACAACAAGGCAGCCAAGACACACGTCCTCGATGTTGTGAAAACCACTCCCGACCGAGCGGAAGCTGTGCGGTTGGGTTTCCACCACGGGCAGGAAGCTATCTATCATTTGAAGGACGGCGGCGAAGGCGAAATCTTCCTGAAGAACGAAGCACGCCCGATTGAGTCACCTACTGTGAGTACTCGCGTGCCGACTCGAACAGTGAAGGGCGAGACTATCGAAGACCACACGAATCAGTCGCTCATTTCGGATATGGAGGCTGCGAAGGCTGCGCCCGGATACGTCGAGAAGATGGTGAAGCGAGTGCAGGACATCCCCGGGTTTGTGAAACCCGAAGGCGATGCTCAGACCACTGCCGATGCGTACATTCGGCACGCCGCAGATAACATCAAATTCAATTACCACAAGTTGACGCCTGCGGAGATTGCGTACAACGAGCAATGGTACCCAGTCGGCGCTCACGAGCGCGGGCTGGATGTCGCAAAGACACACGGCATCACTCCGAACCAAGCGTGGGCAGTGACCTCAGTTGAGTCTCCGATGACGGACTGGGACCAGAACACGGCGCTTGCCGAGCGGACGGCGGACATTTGGAAGAACCAACAGAACACAAAGTTCACACCTGAGATGCGGAAAGCAGCGGACGAGATTCTCGGCGTCCCGGCGATGGCAAAATTCGCGCCGCTTTTCAAATCTCTGCAAGGGAAAACACTTGCAGGACTGGCAAGCACGCCAGAAAAGCAAGCGTGGTGGTTGCGGTTGTACGACGAAGGTCATAATCCTCGGTCGTACCAGACATGGGGTCCCGACGGAAAGCAGCGCGGCCTCGCCAAGAATGTGGATGGGTCGGACGCCGCCGTGGGCTGGAGTTTCCAAAACCACATTCAGAAGGCACTTTCTATTTTGAGCGACGGGTCTCCCGAGAACATCAGCAAGCAACTCGGCTACGGGCACAAGGTTCGTAACTTCTACAACAACCAAGCCGCGCCGGACGACCCGCGATTCTTGACGATTGACACGCACGCGGTCGCGGCGGCGCAGTTGCGCCCGATGTCAGGGAAGCATCCTGACGTGTCGTCGAACTTTGGAACCATCAGCAACGGTCCCCATGGACTCAGCGGTACATATCCGCTGCACGACGCCGCGTATCGCCTCGCAGCGAAAGAACTTGACATTCCCATACCGAGTAGGCTACAATCGCCAGTATGGGCGAAGATACGCGAGGTCTTCACGGATGATTTTAAGACCGAGGAAAACCTCGACGCGGTAGATGCAATCTGGAGACAACACAATGACGGAAAAATCACAGCAGACGAAGCCCGAAATCAAATCTGGGACTACGCCGCCCGATGGCACGATGCAGTTGCTAGCGGAGTACGGAATTCCACTGACCAGAGAGAACTATTTGAATCTGGCGTTCGCGGGACACCCGCCAAAGGAACCGCTGGACGGGGAGATAGAGGCGGAACTTCCGTGGCAAATCAGGAACAAGGTACCCCTGAAGTAACTTCATTCGCTCGCCCCAAGAAACTTGAACAAGGTGGTCTGTCTCTCTCGTTCTTAAGCGGTCTTTCCAATCTCAGCAATCGCGGTCGATTCTTGCCCCCCAAATAAAAAACGGGGCGACTTTGAGCCGCCCCGTCCCAAACACCTGCGGGAATGTTACCGCATGTTCTTGCTGACGCGAATCGGCATCCGGGGAATTGGCATCGAGTGCAATACCAACTTCGAGAACGGAGCATCCTCGCCTTGCGACCCGATGCAGACGCCACCCGTGACGAAGTAGGTCATGTAGATGTCGCCTGCCGCGTTCGTGTTGCCGTCCACACCAGTCGGAATACCAATGAAGCTGACCGTGTTCGTGCCATCTGTCGCGTTGAAGTAGTACACGTTTCCAGACTGCACGCTTGAGAATCCACCGATGGCATCCGCTGCCGCCGAGGACGTGAGGTTTTCAATACTAGGACCACCCGTGCAGAGTTTGGCGCTAATCTTCACGGTTGTGCCTGTCATCGAAAACGTTGAAGTGCTGATGGCAAACGTAACGAGCGCCGGTGCTCCAGTGTATCCCGAGGGGTCGTTGTTGTTGCCAGTGTTGCCGTCGAGTGTGCCGGTCCATGTTCCAGTCGGAATCGACTGAGCCATGAGGCAGAAACTACCGTGGTCTCCCGCCGAGCAACCACCGCTGGTCGCTGTGAACGTGCCAGTGCTTTGCCCGTAAGCGAGACTGAAAGTGAACACCGAACCATCAACGGGGGACTTGAACGTGAGGGTCTTCAACGAACCACTTCCCGAGAAAGACACCGTGGGCGAAGTGAATTGAGAATCGGCATTCGCACACGCTGAATTTGAGAGGATGTCCACGACGGTGCCGCTAGGCGTTACGTCGAAGGTGATCTGAAGCGGATTACCGTCAACGGTGTTGCGGGCACTCTCGCTCGACGCCAGAATCACGTACGGACCATTGGCGTTTGACGATGCCTTAGCTGACATGCCAAAACTGACGACTGCAAGAATCGTCAACAACATCGAAATCAAGGGCTTTTTCATTGTGTTTCCTTTTTCTCTTAGCCTGCCGCACGGTCGCACTGTGCGGTTCAGACAACGTCATCATCGCAGGAACCCTGCCCGAGCGTCAATAGTACTAAAGTACCGATCTGCTGTGTAAAATTTACATCTTGACTTTGCTAGAGGAGGGGCGTACCATGGGCAGCATGACGCTCGATCAAGCACTAATGGTGGGCGAACTATTGCTCTTGGCATGGGTGGTCGTGCAGGGCGAGTATGTCCGTTATTATGAACGAGAAGTCCACAGGATGACCCGGGACCGATTCGAGGAGCGCAAAAAATGGCGGTTAGAAAAGCAAGAACAAGCGCGGAAAAAGAGCGAGCCAAAGACCTCCGACTCCGGCGCGAATTCGGTATCACTCTCGCCGACCGAGAACAGCGAGCCAAAGACCAAGACAACAAGTGCGAAATCTGTGGCGGGGCGCTCGACGCCTTCGGACCCCCTTGTTTAGACCACTTCCACTTCCGCGTAGCAGCATTCCGTCGAACGGCGGGCGACTTGCTAACTGGCAAGTGGATTGCTAGCGGGTTTGACGAACAAAACCGTGTATATATTACACGGTCGGCAGAGACGAAGGCGGCGGCGCTCGCCGAGGTGAAAAAAGTAATGATGCCGTGGTCGATTCGTGCCCTTTTATGCTGGAAGTGTAATAGGGGGTTAGGTTTCGTTGAGAAGTTTTTTGACGCGACGCGGCACCCGGATAACCTCCTGCCGATCATCGCGTACCTGAAGCGGCGGCTTAAATAGGGGAATTATATAGATGACTCCCGCAAGGGAACAAAGGAGATAACATGCACTACAGAAACGGACGCGAAGCAAAGAACGGAGACAAAGTAGTTCTTTTCTCGGGTTATGCGGCACCCGTGGTTGGTATTTTGTATGACGCCGTCGTTGGGAACGACTACTGCAACGGTAAAGTTGCCGTGACGAAACCGAACGACCCATCCCCGAACTTGCGAGAGGTCCTGCACTTAGACGATGTGCTGGCTCTCCTACCTGCTCGGACAGACGTTTTGGCAGACACGCACCCAGATGTTTTCAAGCAAATTGAACTTGTGCCCGACAAGTCAAAAGTAGGGAGTTAACTATATAATTCCCTAAATAGACCTTGACACGGACTCGGTACTTTGGTACTATCGGACAGTGGTATGGCGTCACTCGTGATGCATGCAGCGGGGACGCCAGCCATGCAGTTTTTACATAGTGAGGTCTTATGACCGAAGTTGCAGCACCCGCAACCCCAGCGAAACCAGTTTCAGAAATCACCAAAATTGAGAACGACATCACATGGATTAAGGCGCACGTCATTATGGTCCTGCTCGCTGTCGCCTTGATTGCCGGGAGCATCATCGGCGGCATTGCCCTGTTTGAAAGCCTCGTGGAGAAACACGACGCTCGGGTCGCCGCGACACAGCTTCAGAAGGAAGGCGTTGACACCGCTGCGCAGGCGGCGCTCGTCGCTGAGTTGGCGAAGGAACACTCGGACGACATGGTTCGGGACGCACAGCAAACGGCTCTCATTCAGACTCTAGTCCAGCAGATGGCGACTCAGCGGGCGGCGACGGCGAAGCAAGTTGCCACGGATGCGACGCTCGATGCGAAATCGACAGCGGCACGTCTCACGTTGCAGACGGGCACCAATCCTACGGAAGTGACGACCAACGGAGACTTTCTCACGATGGACTTAAACGTGAGTCATATCGTTATTTCTGATTTGGACCTGTTGAGGCAAGCACAGAGCGATGTGAACAATCTCAGTCAGCAGTTGGATGCACAGCAGACCATCACCGACGACAAGACGAAGGAACTGGACACCGCGAATCAAGTCATCGCGGCGGACAAGGTAGAACTGGTGCAGACTATCAAGGCGGATAACGCGGCGTGTGACGTTCGGGTTGACAAAGAAGCTGCGAAGGGTCGCAAGCGTACCTTCTGGGGCGTTGTCATCACGGCTATCACCATGGGAGCCTTACTCAAATAAACACGCGGTCTCGGAGGCAGAATTTGAGCAAGAGGAGACTACATGTCGAAGGTAACTGACAAGCAAGTGGCAGTTGCATTCAAAGCAGCCAACGGGAATGTTTCGGAAGCTGCCCGCAGTTTGGGAACCGCACGTAGCACCGTTCGAAGACATATCAGTAAACTGGGTCTGGGTAAAAAGCCTATTGCGGCTGGGTCCACTACGGGCACCAAAGTAGTTCCGATGGCATTGCCCGAAGACGGCAAGGTTCTACGCTACATCTTGACTTCCGCACAGAACAACACGTACGTCCACAAGAAAGTGTGGGAGAACATTCTAGCGTTGGCGAAGTACTACGACGCCAAGATTCTCGTCGGGACATTCTCGTACGACCAAAACTCGTACGGAGAACTTTCTGTTAAGGCGGGTAAGTATAAGGGCGGGGAGAAAGAATTGTGGTACGACCCGCAGGTAGCAGACTACATCAGCGATGAGCGGGTGCAACTTGGTTTGGGTCTAGTATGGTGCGGCGAGATGAACATTATCCCTACAGCCTCGGACCCGTTAGCTGGACTAGAGACTTACTCGGGGCGGCAGTCCGCTGTGTTTCCGCATGCAAAGATTTCTATGCGCAGCATCGCGTCAATTCAAGGAAGCGGCGCAAAGTTGAACTACACCACAGGCACTGTGACGCAGCGCAACTACATCCAGAAGCGTGCAGGTTTGACCGCTGAGTTTCATCACACGTATGGCGGATTGATTGTCGAAGTGGATTCGGACGGGATTTGGAAGGTGCGGCAGTTGGATGCCGAGGATGACACGGGCACTTTCTATGACCTGACGCTGAAGGTTCAAAACGGCAAGGTCACCGATGGGCATCGGGTTGAAGCCATCACCTGGGGAGACATTCACGCGACGATCATTGACCGAACGGTGCTTGACCTTTCGGCGCAGGTTAAGAACTGTATGCTTGATGTGTTGAAACCCAAATACCAGTTCGTTCACGATCTGATTGAAGGGGCTTCAGTCAACCATCACGGTGAGCGCAAGCCGATGGAGCGGTTCAAGAACGCAATGCGCGGGCTGACTGTCATCCAACAGGAACTGATTATCAGCACGCGTGTGCTCGCGGTCTACCATCGGAACAACACTCAGATGGTCATCGTGAATTCCAATCACGACCGCTGGCTAGATCGTTGGCTGGACAACTACAATCCGCAGATTGACGACGCACGCAACGCCGAGTTGTATCACGCGGGGAACGCGGCTCGCTACAAGGCGGCTCGCGAAGGCTCCGACCTGAATGTGCTTGAATACCTGCTACGAAATCACGGCGACTGGACAATCCCTGCGAAGTTCCTCGGGCTGGACGAGTCTTTCTTGATTTGCAACAAGCGGCTGGAGTGCGGGCTGCACGGCGACCTTGGACCGAACGGCATACACGGGTCTCCTGCCTCGCTGGCGAAGGTGGGTCGTCGATCAAACGTCGGGCACTCGCACAGCGCGGGCATTTGGGACGGGCTGTACGTCGCTGGGACGAGCACGGAGTTTCGGATGGGCTACAACCACGGTCCCAGTTCGTGGACGCACAGTCATATCGTGACGTACGCGAACGGCAAACGGACCATCATCACAATGTTCGAGAGCGCCTGGAGGGCGGAAGAAAAACTGTGAGCAAAGAGGATTCTAAGACAATCGGCGGTTCTCTCGACGACGCTGTCGCGGGAATTGAAAAGCAGTTCGGCAAAGGTTCAATCATGCTCCTCGGCAGCAAGAAGTTTGCCCCCGTGGACGTGATCCCCACCTCTTCGCTCGCGCTGGACGAGGCTTTGGGCATCGGCGGTATCCCTCGCGGGCGCGTCATAGAAGTCTACGGTCCCGAGTCGGGCGGCAAAACGACACTTACCCTCCACATGATTGCCGAAGCACAGAAACTCGGCGGCGTCGCGGCATTTATTGACGCGGAGCATGCTCTGGACCCCGTGTACGCTCGCAAACTGGGTGTGGATGTTGACCATCTCCTCATTTCGCAGCCCGATAACGGCGAGCAGGCGCTTGAAATCACCGAAGCGCTGATTCGCTCGGGCAAAGTTGACATCGTGGTGGTTGATTCGGTCGCGGCGCTGGTGCCGAAGGCTGAACTTGAAGGCGAGATGGGGGAGCCGCAGATGGGCTTGCAGGCGCGACTGATGTCGCAGGCGCTTCGGAAGCTGACGGCGATCACGAACAACACGAAAACCGTTCTGGTTTTCATCAATCAGATTCGTGAAAAGATCGGCGTGATGTTTGGGAACCCCGAAACCACTACTGGCGGGCGGGCGCTGAAGTTCTACGCTTCGGTGCGGCTCGACATTCGCAAGATTCAGATTATCAAAGACGGCGATAAAGCCATTGGCGCGGACACGCGCATCAAAGTCGTCAAAAACAAATTGGCAAGACCGTACACGGAGTGCGAAGTTCAACTTCTGTACGGCTTCGGGGTATCCCACGAAGCGGACCTCCTGAGAATCGGCGCTCGGCAGGGCGTGCTGGAGAAGAGCGGCTCATGGTTCTCGTACAAAGGGGAGCGGCTGGGGCAAGGATTTGACGGCGCTCGGCGATTCCTTGTGGAGCATCCCGACATTGCAAGCAAGATTGAAGTGGAATTGCGTAGTCAACTGTTCAAAAAGGATAAACCATGACCGAGAAGAAATTGCTGCTGCCGACTGAAGCTGGTGAACGAAAGAAATATCCGATAGGAACGGGAGTGTTGGACTATTTTCCAGCCGCACTTGCGGAAGTCGCCCGGGTTTCCTACATCGGCAACCAGCAACACAACCCCGGTCAACCGCTGCATTGGTCTCGCGGCAAGTCCACGGACCAAGCGGACACAATCATTCGGCACTACATGGAGCGCGGCGGTATTGACGCCGATGGCGTGCGGCACTCCGCGAAGATGGTGTGGCGTGCTCTGGCGATTCTGCAACTCGAACTGGAAGCCGAGGGTGCTCCGATGGCCCGAGGTGCGAGAGTGGACAAGGAAGAAAGTAAGTAGGAGACTAACAATGAAGGTGTATCTTGCAGGGATGTTTTCTACAATTAAGACCCGGAAGGCGCAAGCAGCGGAGTTGCGGGCGCTTGGCATCGAGGTTACGTCTCGATGGATTGACGAAACGGTGCCGCACAACGTCGAGATGAAGGATATCTCGGACGCGTACCACGAAGAAACGGCGACTGCCGACATTGACGACATCGAAGCGTGCGACGTATTCGTGGAGTTTGTCCCGTCGGACGCGGAGTTGGTAGATGCTACATTGCGGTCCAGCAGTCGAGGCGGACGCCACTTCGAGATGGGCTACGCATACAAGGCAGGAACGACTATCTTCGTAGTCGGGACCAAAGAGAATGTCTTTCATCACTTGCCTGCGGGATTTCGCAACAAGCCGGGTATCCGTCACTTCGCAACGTGGGAAGATGCGAAGTTCGCACTGATGGCAAGACGGTCGTACGAAGAGAACGTCATCAACTTCTAAAGGCAAAGCGTGGATTTCCTCCATTTCGACTACGAAACATTCTCTCTTGCTGACCTGAAAGAAGTCGGCTTGGACAACTACGCAAAGCACCCCTCGACTGGGATTTCGTGTATGGCGTGGGCACTGAACCACGAGGAACTAGAAGTGTGGCTTCCCCATCTCGGACCCCCGCCGACAAAATTCATAGACGCTCTTCGCAATCCCGCCGTCATGAAGATTGCGTGGCACTCTGCGTTTGAATACAACATCACGCGTCGCGTACTTGTGCCAAAGTATCTTCACGACGAGTGGTTTGTGCCGCTCGAACAATTCCGCGACCCGATAATTTTAGCGCACAACCTATCGCTGCCGGGGAAACTCGAAGACGTTGCAAACATCTTAAAGATGAAGGAACGAAAAGACCCCCGAGGCGCGGTTCTCATAAAAATGTTTTGTCATCCCGTGAACGAAAAACAACTTCTCAAGTTCAAAGAAAACCCCGCAGTCCACATGGCGCTGTTCGGTCCTCCGCTGCCGTTGTTTCGAGACCACAACAGCCATCCTCGGGAATTTGCCGAGTATGTGGAATACTGTCGCCAAGATGTGCGAACTGAGCGCGACCTGTGGTATCGCATGGTGAAAGTGCCGTTCCCCGAGATTGAATGGCGCGGCTGGCTGCTCGACCAGAAAATCAACGAGTTTGGCATGCCCGGGAATCGGCAGATGGCCGAGAAGATGTTGCGCATCGCCGAGCGGTTCATCGGGGAGCGGCAGGTTGAATTGAAGAAACTGACAGGGCTGGAGAATCCCAATTCCGATGACCAAGTGAAAGAGTGGTTGTCCACGCGAGGGTATGCGTGGGGTTCGCTAAATGCGAAGTACGTGACACTCGAATTGGACAACAAGGAGTCGAAGCTGACTCCCGAGGCTCGCACGGTTCTTACGCTCCGCAAAGCGGCTCGAAAATCATCGTACAAAAAACTAATTCGGTTCTTGTCGCAACTATCGGAAGACGACCGGCTGCGGTATCAGTTCAAATATATGGCTGCGCCGCGCACTGGTCGGTGGGCGGCAGGGAAGACGGACGACACGGACAGCGCGGTGCAAGTTCAGAACATGTCGAGGGGTGAGAAGGGCGTCAAGAAAAACCTGCAGCATGCTATCGACCTCGTGATGGCGGAAGACTACGATACGATTTGTCGGGAGTTTATGGACATCCCCGACAAAAAGAAATCAGTCACGCCCGTCGAATTAGTCATCACCCTCATGCGTAGCTTGTTCCAAGCGAAGCCGGGAAAGAAACTCAATGTCGCCGACCTGAACGCCATCGAAAACCGTAAACTCGGATGGGCGGCAGGATGCAAAGCGATTCTCGATGTATTTCGTACCTGCAATAAGTGCGGGTACCTCGTAGAAGATTTGATTGGTCCGTTTCTCTGCCCGAAATGCGGCGGGCACAAGCACCGCTGCCCCTATCTTGCATTCGGCACGAACCTATACAACAAAACGTATGCCGAGATGCTGGCGACCTTCGAGTCGGGCAACGAAGAGGAACGCCAGAACTCGAAGCCCGGGGTGCTTGGCGGCGGATATGGTCTCGGCGGCGGCGAACTGTACATCAACGAGAACAAGGATGAAGTTCGTGGCGGGTTGTGGGGATACGCCAAGAACGTCTGCGGCGTTGATATGCCACAGGAATTGGCGCACAAAGCCGTGAAGATTTTCCGAGCGACCTATACCGAAGTTGTTCGCCTCTGGGATGACCTAGAGGAAGCGTTCAAACAAGTCCTCAAGCGCGGCGGGCGCATTCGAGTCGGCGAAGTTACGTGGGACAAGAAGAACCACGAATGGATTGAGCACCCGACGAAGGGCAAGCAATGCGTCATTGAATTCCAGCGGCAAAAAATCGAAGGCGGTGGCTACATGATTCGGATGGTGCTCCCATCTGGGCGAGCACTGCACTATCTGAACGCTACCATCGAAGAGGAGAAACGCACCAGCAAAAAAACTGGACTGCCGTACGCCGTGCAGACCATCTACTACGACGGCATCGAGCACAGTGCGTCCGAAGAAGCCGACGGCTCGCGGAAAAAGCAGAAGCACAAGTGGGGTCGGGTCAAGACGTACGGCGGCAAGATTTGCGAGAACGCAATTCAAGCGATGTCCCGCGATGATTTGCTCAATGGAATGTTCGAAGCCGACGCCATGGGGTTCCAGATTTTTGGAATGTTCCATGATGAATTGGCAACTGAAGACAATGACGATATGTTTGGACTTCGTCTTGAGGATTTGATATACTGTATGACGGTTGTACCAGATTGGGCACCCGGGATGCTTTTGGGTGCAGATGGGTATAGCGGACCTGTTTACCACAAGTGAAACCAGATGCCCTATCCCCCGAAGTCAGTCGGCACGGGGAACGTGTGAATGAGTTGGATAAGTAACTCGCGGGCTTCCCAATTGCCGTGTTCATCGGCGGTCAGTTGTCGCCAGCCGCCCTTGAAGTCATAGCGGCAGTCGGGGTCGGTGAGCAAAGCACCGAGAACCCGGAGAAGGATGGTTCTGCGGTCTTCGAGTTTGTATGTCGGGCATTCGAGGAGATTGGCGGTTCTCACATGGCACCTACTTTCAGGGCGAACTCGATTTCGACCTCCCACGTATGGCGTTCTTCCGCTCCTCGGTTTCGACGAGCGACTTCGATGGCGTCTCGGTACCAGTCGTCAGAGCGACCCGTAAGCCTACGGATGAGGGTAACCTCGCGGCCATCGTCTGCGGGGTCCGCACAAATGTTCTCCGCGTACTCCCACAAGCCGCCTCGAACTTTAACCGAGTCGAGGTCGGGGTCGCCCCCGTATCCCATACCGAGGATGCGGTTCTTTGCAACAATTCTATCGTGCTCGGACTTGGGTCTTCCGCAAATCGTGCAGGCGGCGAACTCGGTTAGGGCACAGAACCCGTGTTTCAGTGGGTCCCCGGCGAACTCTTTTGTCGTAATCACTGGTCTTGCCTCCAAACCCATTGTCTCACATGCGAGATTGGAATGCAATAGTACTAAAGTTTTGAAAAAGGGCTTGACTTTTGGGGAGTACTGAAGTACTATGGAGAAACCATGAGCAGCAGTGAGCAATCGAAGTCAAAATTCCATGTAGACCTACCGTCCGCCTGCGAGGTGGAATTCGTCAAACGACTCCGCGAGATTGTGAAATTGGCAGGCGCAGAGTATTGTGGCATTCAGACCGCGATTATGGCAGGCGAAGACCTTTTGATGTTCACGAACCCGAATACCGATAGCACTCTTGCCGTGAAATTCAATCCCCTTCTTGAAACTGACACCAATGCCTTGACGGCGGCTATCCGCAAACGCCTTGCGGAGAACGACAGGGATTTTGCTGATCGGAAGATTACGGTCAAGGCGTCGGTGCTAGAAATGTGGCTCACGAACATGTACGTCCTATCTGGCGAATTAGAACGGATTCTAGGGAGAAAGAAATGACACTCAGAGAAAAACTTCACAAAGTCTATGAAGCCGTTGAATTTATTGACAAGGGCGGGCATAATAAATCGCAGGGGTACGACTTCGTAAAAGCGGTTGATGTGGTGCGTGCGGTTAGAAAACAACTCATTGATCAGCGAGTCTACGCCGAAATTAACTTCGATTTCGTCGGGGGACCGTATACCATCGCGCGGGAGAAAGCACCGAACGCTCCGTTCTCGGCGGTGAACGTCAAGTGCTCTATCGTCTTCCACGATTTGGACTCCGCTGAGACCTTGACCGCCAGCGGTCTCGGCACTAGCGCCGATACGGGCGACAAGGCAGGCTACAAAGCCCAAACAGGTTCTATCAAGTACGCCCTGAAGAACGCCTTCCTCATTCCCGACGAGGCAGACCCCGAAGCCGACGAAACTGTGGACGAAGGGGCTAAGACCTCCCGTCCCACCTCTGTGGATGACATGCCTGATTACAGGGAGGCTCAGCACGCTGCGCCAGCCCCAAGGGTGGCACCGAAGCCCAAGGCGGCTGCTGAACGCCCTACGCAAGCCCCAGAGGCCAGCAAGCCCATAACTACGCAGCCTACGTCTACGACCTATGCGGCTTCTGCTCCCACTGCGGCGATGAATACCTCGGCGGCGGCTGTATCCGATGCCACACCGGCCCTTGGGCGTGAACCCGGGGATGATACGTCCACGGAATTGCCGACCGAGGCTGAGATGGAGATAATCCGCAAGAAGTGGAAGGCTCTTGGGGACGACTTAGCGGACCAGAACAAGGGCAACTTGAGAGCCAGCAACAAGTTACCATCACATATCAAACTTCGCGTCTTCCTGCTCCACATTACGAAGGCGGCGGACCCCAGTCAAGTCACGAAGGCGGCGTGGGATGACTTCTTCGCCCGGGTTGACTCTGCGATTCAACTCGAAACCGGTTGGAAGGGTCTTGCGAAGCTCATCAACAAAGTGAACGGCATCGAAACGAAGTAACGAACCCCCCGCTTTCGGGGGGTTTTGACGAACAAAATAACAGGAGGCACCACCATGGGACAGTCAGTCAACAAAGCAATTCTTGTCGGTCGGCTTGGGCGTGATCCCGAAGTTCGATACACGGGCGGCGGGCAGGCGGTCGCAAATTTCACGCTGGCGACCGACGAGTCGTTCAAGGACAAGAGCGGCGAGAAGCAGAAGAAAACGGAGTGGCATAATCTCGTTGCTTGGGGCAAGACGGCGGAATTTATCGGGCAGTATATTCACAAGGGCGATCTGATCTACGCCGAGGGGCGATTGCAGACCCGCCAGTGGACAGACAAGGAAGGCACCGTGAAGTATACGGTTGAAGTCGTCGTGAGCAACCTGCAGGGGCTGGTGTCCAACAGCAACGGGGATGCGAAGCCGACGGGGAAGCCTGCGGCGGCGAAGAACAAGGCGACAACCCGCACATCACAGCAAGCACCAGACGACGCGGGCGGCTTTGCACCGTCCGACGACGACATTGACTTTTAATGGGCGTCCTTCGCTACATGTGGATAGGATTTTGTCAAGGCGTCGGCGTTGAGGTTTCATTTCTCGCGCTCTGGGTCGGTTGGCACTTCTTGCATCGGCGAATGGCACCCAAGTTCGACCCGGAGCACTTTTTTCACACGATACATAGATACATCAATGACTAAAAGAATCAACTTAGCGGGTCGGCGTTTTGGTCTCTGGACCGTCCTCGGATTTAGCGGGAAGGACCAACATGGAAATTTGTTATGGACATGCGTTTGTGATTGCGGCGCAAAGAAACCAGTAAGAGGGTCCGGGTCAATTAAAAGTGCAGGTTGTTCTAGTTGCAGGTCTAAGAAAAAACGCGCGCCGTTCAAGGCGCTTTATACGTATTTCTTATCTGCCGCTCGTCGGTCAGACCGAGAAGTAAAACTAACGTTCGACGAGTTTCTTGCGTTTACTGCTATCATCGAATGCCACTATTGTGGCGGGGAGGTCGCTTGGACGAAGCATAACATATTCGCGGAGGGAAAATCGAATGCCTATAACCTTGATCGAAAAAACAACGCGATTGGGTACGTTCGAGACAATCTCGTTGTATGCTGCAAACGCTGCAATCGAGTTAAAGGGGCGTGTTTAACATACGACGAAATGATGCTAGTTGGCCGTCGCTTGAAACAAGAACGATTGACTGCGGAGGGCACATGAGTGGTTTAGACCCCGATCAACAGGCGATTCTGAATGACCGTACGGGGGCGAGATGTGTAATAAGTGGTCCCGGTTCAGGAAAAACAACCACGATGACGGAGTTTATTCTTCAGTTGCTTCGGGGCGGCGTTTTACCTTCAGAAATTCGTGCGGTTACTTTCAGCAAGGAAATGGCAGAAACACTCTCGAAGCGTGTCGGTATTAGCGGCATCGTCTCGACCTTCCATAGCTTGGGGTATGCGATCTGCTCGGAAACCGAACGCAAGCCGGTCGAGCCAGAAAAGCGGCACCGTCTGATGTCGAAGCTGACTCGCAAGTGGAGACTCGATTATAAAGTGCTCGACATGTTCATTGCGAAGATGCGCCGGGAGAATACATCGAACCCCGGGGCAGGCGAGTATGATTACGGTCTCACGAGTGCATATGCGGAATACGAGCGCGTGCGAGCCGAAGAAGGATGGATGGATTTCGACAGCATGCTCCGCGACGCGGTGGACTTGCTAGAGCAGAATCCCGACGCTCGTGCTCGCTGGCAGACTCGATATCTAATTGTGGACGAAGCACAAGACACGGATGACTTGCAGTGGCGTATGATGCAACTCATGTCGGAGAAACACGGCAACATCACTGTCGTCGGCGACCCGAACCAAGCCATCTACGGTTTCCGTGGAGCGAAGCCGGATAACATCACGAACTTCAAGCAGTGGTTTCCCAGCGGCGAGTACTTCTACCTCGGGAAGAACTACCGTAGCACGCGAACTATCGTAAAGTTTGTTCGAGAAAACGCGCCTGATGACGCGCCAAAAGAACTGCTGAACAAGATGACGGCAGTTCGAGACGTAGAAGGTCAACCTATTGGTCTGAAGATGTATTGGAATGAGGATGACGAAGCGGAATCGGCGGTGAAGTTAGCGCAGGCGGACCCGTTGCAGAGTATTATCCTCGCTCGGACGAACCGCATGGTCGGTTTGCTGGAGCGCACATGCAACAAACATGGCATCAAGTATCACTTGCTCGGCAAATCCGGTTTCTGGAAACAGAACGAGATACGTAAGGCCATCGACGCTCTAAAATTTTTCCCGAATCTATCGGTCGAAGCCGCGTGCAATCTCACGTTGCCGCACCTCGAAAGCAAATACGCTGTGGCCGACCGCACTGAGCGCGATAATGACGCGCTGGAGAATCTTCAGACGTTGCGAGTCATCGGAAAAGACTTCAAGCGCACGAAGGATTTCACGGACTACGCCAACAAGATGATGCACCGGCGCAATGACCCGAAGGGCGTCACAATCTCGACTGTGCATCAGGCCAAAGGGTCGGAGTACAAGAACGTCTACGTTATAGGAGTGAAAGCGAACGGCATGCCGCACAAGAATGGGGACCCGAGAGAAGAGCAGCGTATCTACCTAGTCGCTATCAGCCGCCCAAAGGATTATCTGCGGGTGTCCTTCTCTGGCACGCCGTCGCCGTTCCTGCGGAAGTACATCTCGGAAGATATTCTCGACGCGCTGCGGGCGAAGGCGGAAGAGGTAGAACGGATTGAAGGGCAGCACAAACTTTTTGCGTAGGAGAGAACAATGAGCATCAATCGGTTTGAACGAACGGGACGAAGACCAAGCATGCTATCGGAGTGGCAGAGAAGAATTGGTGAGGGGTCTAGCGACGGGCACGACCCTCGGTGCCGAATGATTGACGCGGATGGGGTCTACTGGTGTTTGCGTTGCCGCCCACCTGTACCTCTGGCGATTTTCGAGGAGTTTCAAGACCAGAGGGTCAGCATTGACGACAAGCCCCATGCATGTACTGAGCAACTAGGTCGGTTGTTGCATATCCCCGCATTCGTGGCAAAGAACCATCCAGACCGTCAGGACCCGTACACTGTGGTAAAGAATCTGCGAACAGGTAAGACGCATAAATATTATCTTCGGGAGTTCGCTGACTGGATTATGGACAAACTATACGGCAGGCATGAAGACGAGTTTCATGGCGGGGAGTACACTTGGAACGCTGAGCGCCAGCGGAGCGAGAAAAAGGCTTGACTTTTGGCTGGTACTATCGTACTATTGACGGGTGTCGTGGGTTGATGGCATCCTGACGATGTGGTCAGGAGAGGACAAAATGCCGACGTACGAAATATCTTACGAGTTTCCATTGGGTTCAGGAAAGCGAGTCAGCCGTGACATTCAGGCAGCAAACGAGGTCGAGGCTCGGAAGGACGCTCGGGTCGTCAACCCCACGCTTACGGTCACTAAGGTCGAGCGGAATCCAATCGCTCAGTACCTCAAAAGTGGGGACGGTCAACAGTTTGTGAATTTACTTCGTCAATTTGAAAACCGCATGTACGTCAAAGTGCGAAACGAGGACAAGTTTTTTAGTCGATATCGAGCACTCACGGGGGAACGCCTGACTCGTGACACGCACGGTGTCTTGATTTCGGAGCAGGACGATAAGTGGGGAGATGAGATGATGATTACGTTTGAACTAGGCGACTTCGAGCCTAATTTCCCCGCCGATGCGAAACCCCGAGTGTATGACGGCGGTCGTGGAATTTTGAACGACAACGACTACATTTGGTACTTGATTGAACAGCACGGTTTTCGTTTCGGCAGATAGATATCCCCGACACAAATCGGGGCTGCGGGAGTCGTATATGCCACAAATTACGCCCGAGGTCCACTCGGGAAAAGACAGGGTTGGCACCTCGTCCTCTCGCTCCAATTCTTCGGCGCGTTTAGCCCACCTAGAGACCGCTATTCGGACCGGGCAGGCAGATTATGCGGCGGTCGGCGCGGCCCTGACCGAGATTCAAAGCAGCCGTCTTTATAAACCGCAGTACAATACCTTCGAGGAGTACTGCGAAAAGCAATGGGGATTCTCTCGACAGACCGCATACGACTATATTCATGCGGCGAGTGTGGTTGTACGGATATCCGTACAAAATCCGCCGTCTCTCGCCCAAGCCGTGGAATTATCGCGGCTAACACCTGAGCAGCAAGAAACGGTGGCGGCTGATTTTGACTTTAAGACCGCTACGGTCAAAGAGGTGAAGACGGCGGTCGATGAGGTGCTCGGCAAAGAACCCGCCCCCAAACCAAAAACCCCGAAGGAAACCGCGCTCGAATCCGCGCTCGACGCCTTTGTTCTTAAAATTGTGATGCAGCCGTATGGCTATTACGCTGCAAAATTTGCAACCTACTCGTTTCAACACTCGGCGGACTTAACGGTGATCGAAAAAGCCAAGGTCGAGGTGTACCAACAAATTGCTGAAATCTGCGCAACAAAACTACCATGATGCCTGAACTTTACTTGACTTTTTGTAGCTCCTCTGATATCGTTGAGTTTGAGAAAAGACACTACGTGGAGAAAATGCTCGCCCTCGACAAATTATCCGAGTTAGAGCGGTCTCGATTGGGCCCTCTGTCAAAAAAAGAAGGAATGCCGCGCGGGCACCACGGACAACAAATTCATTTCTTAATTTGGTATCGGGGGAAAAACGTCGGAGCGATATCAGGCGGCGGCGCTGTTTATGCCACGGCAGTTCGAGATACTTTTTTCGGTATCAACCAAAATAACAGGGAACAAGTGCTAAACGGAATTATAGACAACACTGTTTTTCGACTTGAGTGCCCTGAGCGAAACCTAGCGACCCGCTGTCTAGCATTGTGGCGAAAAACCGTTGTGGGGTACTGGGAGTATTTGTACGGAGTCAAGCCGTATGGATTTGAAACATTCGTGCTGCGCGAGGAATTGGAGGATGGACGGCAGCGCGTCGGCTCTTTATACCGAGCGGATAACTGGGTGTTCGCGGGCGAAACTTTCGGGAGCACAAAAAACCACATCGGTGTCGGCTTAACTGGAAGCGAGAAATGGGGCGGCAAGGGGTCTTTCGCCCGCGCCAAAGTTCAACCCAAACTGATTTTCTGCAAGTGGATTGGGGACTACACGGAGCCTCAATACTGCGAGTATAAATCGTCATGGAAAGCCGCCACAAAGGCGGGCACTCCCGAAGAAAAAGCACTCGCAAAGGAACGCATCGAACGTCGCAAAAAGTGCATGGGCACTTCGCACATATCGGAGGTCAAATGAGCAAACCGCATCTGTACATCAACTCGAAGGGGTACTACGTCACCCGCCACTCGTATAGCGGGTCTGACTCGTTCAACTACTGCGCCCGCAAGTACTACCTTGAGCGGGTGCAAGGCTGGTCTGAGAAACAGGAAGGCGCAGCCAAGTTCTTCGGTATCGCGGTCGAACAAGCTGTCCAGTTCTACCACCAGCGCGGCATGGATGTCGCTGCAGCGGTCGCCGAGTTTCACCGCCGCTGGGACGAAGCCAAAGACAAGCCGTATAAGTACAACAAGACTGACCTCGACTGGAATCGTCTGAACCTCACGGGTGAGGAAATGGTGAAACTCTATGCAATCAAGTACCCGACCTTTCCTTACGTCATCACTAACCCACAAGATAGTTTCCAAGTTGAAACAAATTTCGAAGTGTTCCCCGGTACTAAGTTGGCAGGACTTGAATTCACGTCCTATATCGACATCGTCGCACAAATCAAGGATACGTTCGAGCCGCTCATCATAGATGAGAAGACCTCGGGCAAGGATGTGCCAGAGTATTCAGTGCTCGACCCGCAGCTTCGCAGCTATGCATGGGTGAAGGGCTGGCCGAACGTCGCGTTCGTGTGGTATCGCAAGTGTGGGCGCACAATCTCGAAGGGTGACACGGTCACGTTCTTGGAGCCGTATACCGGGTTTCAGCCCGGGGACGAAGCAATTGTGATGGGTCGAGACCCGCTTGGGTACTTGATTGTTACGCAGATTCAACACATTATCGACGACATGGACACGAAATTCGTCGGGGAAAGCAAAGCCGTGAAAGCTGACCGTGCGGTGTACATGGAATCCTACGGGAAGTGCGTTCCTGAAAAGGTCGTCACGAAGCAACAGGTGCTGTTCAAAATGGCGGTTACCACTCCCGAGAGCGCCGAGGATATCGGGCGGGCAATCAAGCGGGACATGATTGCGATTGCGCAGGCAACAGAAAAAGATTTCTGGCCTATGCAATCGGGGGTTCGATATCCAAATGAAAAGTGCCCGAACTGCCCGATGCGGGGCATTTGCGCCAACAAGCCTGAACTTCGTGACATGCTGTTGATGCGGAAACAGGTAGATGAACTGGACTTCGGCAAAGAGAGCGAGTAACTCATGAGCAAGATTCCCATTGAGTTGCAAAACGAAGACCGGTGGGTTGTGTGGCGGGAAGAAAAACGGAACGGGAAGAACACGAAGGTCCCGTACGACGCCAAGACCGGGGACTTCGCCAAGTCGAACGATGCCGCAACGTGGGCAACTTACACCCAAGCCGCGACCGCAGCAGACCCACTCGCTGGGAAAAACTACGACGGGGTTGGCTTCATGCTTCAGGGGTCCGACTTCACCGGGATTGATTTTGACGGAGTTGTGGCCGACGGCGTCCCCGAGCCGTACGTCTTGAACATCATCTCACAGATTGGCACACCGTACTGCGAAGTCACGCCGTCCTGCACTGGGTTGCGGGTGTTCATCAAAGGCTCCAAACTCCCGCCGGGGAATCGCAAATTCTCAGCGAAGAAGAAGGGCATCGAGAAATACGGGGCTGAAATTTACGCAGGCTCGGAAGGCGGTCGATACCTCACGATAACCGGGGAACGATACTCCGGCGAGGGAATTCCCCAGACCGTAAACATCGACATTGTGTACTTCCTGATTTCAAAGTTTGCCGACGAGCACTTCCGCCGTCTATGGATGGGAGATGCATCCGAGTATGAGAACGACGATTCCCGGGTTGATTTAGCGTTGCTGGGCCTTCTTGCGAGAGCGTTCAGCGGCGACGAAGCCAAGGTAGTACGGTTTTTCGAAGCCTCTGTACCCGGGCATCGAGAGAAGTGGGTCGAGCGAGCCGATTACCGTGATATGACCCTCAACAAAGCAATGAACGGCATGTCCTTGTCCACCACGGCGTGGAATAAGTTTGTGGAGCAGCCTCGGAAAATCATCGAGTTTCGTGAGTCACCGACCGAACAGCAAAAGGAAAAGTGGACAGCCTTTGATTATGTGATTCAGGCGTCCGATGGGCAGTTCGACGGTTGGTTTCCTTTGGGGAGTCCATCACTTCTTGGCGGCTCTTCCGGCAGCGGCAAGACAACCTTCATGTTGGACCTGTGCGTTACGCAGGCGATGGGGGTTCCGTTTTACGGGCACCAAACACACAAACGCCCGTATCTGGTCCTGATGCTCGACCGAGGCAAGGACTCACACACTCGGACCATGCATCGGCTGGAATTCACAACTCAACAGGTTCCCATCAAATTCTTGAAGGCGGCGGTGGACGGCGAGGCAGCCCAACAGATTATCGACCAAATCGAGCAGACGACACCCACACCAGAGTTGGTGTTCATCGAAGGCATTGACATGCTGGTGAGTGACCCGAACGCCCTAGAAGTCGTGATGCCGTTCATGCACGAAATGCAACAGATTGCAACGCACTTCCATATTGCAATTGTCGGGAGTTGCGGTGCCCCGAAGACCAAACCGAAAGAAGGCTATGCGGCGAAGCGGGACACGATTTTCGGTTCGGCAGTCTGGTCTCGTATGAGTGAAACAGTCGTGACCATGCAATACCCGAGCGGTGATGACACGGCGGACAAGCGGACGATATCCGTTTTGCCTCGAAACGCCAAAGCCGAACAGTTCGAAACCGAATTTGTTCACGGAAAGTTGGTGATTGCAACTCCCGTGGAAAAGTCCGAGGTCTCCAGTGCCCAGCAGCGGGCACAAAACTTCATCGAGCGGTTCTTGCAAGACGGCTCAAAATTCGAGTCGGCAGTGGCGGACGCAGCGAAGTACGAACGAGGGGACGACGGTTTCGGTCAGAATGCTTTCCGAGACGCCGCAGCGTATCTCCGCAAAAAAGGCGTCTTGGTCATGACCAGAAACAGCAGCCATCGGTCGATATGGACGCTCCAGCCCGTCGGGGTGACTACCGCCCCGGAAGAGACGCTGGAAGAAGAGGGGAGCCATGAGACTAAGTTCTCCTTCGGTCGTTAACGTGTTTCCTCTGACACAACGACACAAAAAAAAGTTCTTATACCCCTCTATATATCATCATGTATGTATGTTTGTAACAAATAGTAACCATATACATACATACTCGCTCGCCCCCTTTAGGGCTGGAGAAAATTTATTTCGAGGCGAAAGTGAAACAAAAGCGAACAAAAGGAGCAAAAAATGTCACTTGTAAAGGATATGCAGCGGATTGCTGCCCGAAAACTGCACAACACCCGGGGGGTGCCTCGGAACATGAAGGACAAACTCGAACTGATTGATTTGGCGTTCGGTCGGGCGGCGGTACTGGTGGACTTCGAGGATTGGTGCGGCGAGAACGCCGACCGGAACCCCCAGTACCCGGTAACCGAGTACCTTCGAATGATTGATGCCCGCCTCGGGGCGACGCCGAAGGTAGACCCCAATGACGAGCGGGTCAAGGACCTTATGGCGGTCACCTATGAACTGACGACGATTCTCCCTCACCTCCGGGCGGTTCGGGACCTGCTGGCGATTCACCCGGCGGAAGAAATCAAAGCGGCGTTGCGAGCGTACGTCCTCACTGTGGACGAAAAGGACATGAAATCCGCCATCTGGGCGTTCTATGATGACCTTGGTGCGAGTGCGGTTATCTACTCCATGAAGAAGCGTGATGTTCGCACATAATGCGAACTCGGAGGTAAAATGACAAGTATGAATGACGGAGATTCACTGCTTCACGAAATTGACGAGCATGCCATCAATATGGCGTCGGCGGAAGATGGACTCGAACGTGGTTACGCGCACATCGGTCTGATGCTTCTCGAAGCCGCTGAGATGGAGTATTGGCGTGTGCGGTTCGACACGTTCACGGACTACCTGAAGGCTGTCGGGGTAAAGGCGAATCGGTCGTCGGGGCAACTGAAGCAATATCTTTACACGGTTCGAGACTTGATGAGTACGTTCACGCCCGAGCAAATGGAGAGCATGGGCATCACAAAAGCGATGAAGATTCGCGGTGCCAAGGACTACGCTCTTGTGCTGCCTGCGTCGTTGAAAGCTGCCGCCCTTGACCCGAAAGTTTCCGTCAAAGACCTCAGGAAGCTGATATCCGAGACGCTGAAGATGCCCGAGGACGACGGGAACTATCTCGACCTAGAATTTGAGTTTATGGTAAGTCCTGAACAGCGGGCGACCTTGGAGCAGGCGGTCGATGTGGCGATGCGCACAGAGCCTGTTACGAAACAGACCATTTCGAAGTCGGCGCAAAGACTTGACGTGGCGCTCAAACTGGCGATGGAATTTTTGTCAGTGCATTCAGGAGATGGAAATTGACACATACCGAGTATGCAGGGAGACGGGCAATGAGCGATTTAGTGTGGGTGGAAATGGGGGGAGAATGCGGACAGGTTCTTCGCGTTCAGAAAATCTTCCGAAGTAGGAAGGCTGCAATTGTTTCGCATGCGCTTTTAGCTACGATGCCTCGCGCGGCTGCGGTATCCGAAATTCGTCATCAACTTTACGAGCGGTCAAAGGGCAACTGCGAACTGTGTGGGGATATCGTGACTGAACAGTCCGCGCACATGCACGAGCGGAAACATCGCGGTCGCGGCGGCGAGATTTCCCTTGAAAATTCGGTGTTTATATGCTATGCTTGCCATTTGGGACCGAGGGGGGCACACGGCGCTCGGCGACCTCGATTCGGGGAACACAACCAATGATACGAAATCTGCTGAAACGAGCCGAGTATTTGAAGCAGTGGAAAGTTAAAAACCCCGAGAAAGTACAGGCATACGCCGCCAAGCATCGAGCCAAGCCTGAGTATCGAGAGTACCAACGTCGGTGGGCAAAAGAGCACTCCGATAAGATTCGATGCTATGGTCGTCGGCAGCGAGAGAATCATTATGAAACTCGCAGAGCATTAGAACAACAGGCGTCCCGAGTAGCTAGGCTTCGTCACCCACTGCGTGTTCTTTTGAGTACTGCGAAAACACGAGCGAAGCGGCGCGGGCTGGTTTTTGATTTGAAAGAGACCGACTTTTTGTATCTTCCTTTGTTTTGTCCCGTTTTTGGAATTCGACTCCGATATCATAACCACAAACAAGCCCCTGACTCCGCATCCATTGACCGCATCAATTCCGATTTAGGGTATGTTCGTGGCAACGTCCAGATTATTTCGTGGCGAGCTAATCAACTGAAATCAGATGGGACAGCGCAAGAGCATTTTCTGATATCCCAGAAGGGTTTTGGCGGAAATTAACGGAGGAAAAAATGAGTCAGTGCATCGGTACCACGCCAGAAGGAATACAGTGTAAGGTTGTTTCGCCGACCGACCCGCCATACCCCGAGCATCCGAATTGGCCGTACCTGTGCTCGGAGTGTGCGAACGCCGAGCCTCGCCGGGGCAGTCGTAATTCACACGGAATTGTGATGGAGGGACCTAAATAGGGGAATTATATAGTTAACTCCCACAAGTAAACACAGGAGATAAAAGCCATGAGTGAGACAAGAATCCAAGGATTGGCAGCCAAGCACGCGATTGTGACGCCGACTTGTCGGCAAAATCGTACGGCAATCGGTGCGTTGGATGAGGCCATTGAGCGGTTGCGACAAGAATATATCGCGTGTACCGAAGTGCTTGAGAATCAAGATGCAATTTATCACTTTGTGCTGACGGTAGAGCGTCCCGACATCGAAGCAGATAAAGAGTGGGCAAGGAAACAGCCGCACACGGCAGGCTAGGGATTTAAGTATATAATTCCCCTAAATAGTTCTTGACATTTACCGAGAGTTTGGTACACTGGTAGTGCATAGTGGAACATCGGATGACGGGAGGGAGTGGGCAGACTTTCTCCCGTCAAAATCTTCGGAGGAGACGATATGAGCGATTCAAAGACAGCCAAAGCCGCAGCGAAAGCCGTGGCACGGTCGCAGCAAACCACAAAGGAAGAGCGGACTCCCCAACGGCGTATCGAGGATGTCATAAAGGGTGTCCGGTCGCATCGGTTTGTGCCGCCGCTTGAATTATTGTTCTTCGTGGAGCAGTTTGAGGCATATGCGACGGCATTGGTGACTCTATTGAATCGGGCGTTGAAGGCTGAAACTAAGGTCGCTGATTTGATCGCCAAGAACGAGGAATTCCGTGCGGTATACGAGCAAGAGAACCGCACCGCGTCCCTCAAGGTCGAGCGGGTTCTGGACGACGAAGTGAAGGTCTCGGCGGTTGCGGAGACCCCTGTGAGCTACATCCTGTTCGACAAACAACCTCGCCAGCCGAATCGCAAGACCGACTGGTGGATTATTCGGGCATCGCGGGATAACAGCCCGCTCGGTCGCGTGTTCTTTTTTCTGCAATGGCGTAAGTTCGCGTTCGAGGGTATCACGGGCTACGTCTTTGACGCCGACTGCCTGCAAGAAATCACGGACTTCGTGAAAGAGCAAAACGAAAAACGGAAGCGGGGATACGGCATTGCGCCGATACTGTGATTAAAATCGTCGAGCATGATACCTCGGTCGAGACTAAGGTGATGGGTCTCGACCACCTCCCGTACTCGTGCAATTTCACAGGCGTGCCGGATGCTATATCTCTCGCGGTTCGTGGCGGCTTTGGCTTCAACATCCCTGAATTCGACTGCCGTGCCACAGAATGGGAGCCCCATGCACATTCACACAGAAATGACTAACGGCGCGGTCAGCGTCGGCTACAACATCGAGGACGAAGCGACGGCTCGCCGGTGGTTCGACGGCGTTGTGAAATCGTTGACGGAGATGGGCTTCGTCGGCGATGTGGTTCTGTCGGACCTCGGAATCGACATGAAGCGGGAGACCATCCATGCTGCGTGACAAAGCTGGTAATCGGCTATATCGTCGGGTTGAAATCAAGATTTTCTTTCCCGACAAGATTTTCCCCGTTAAGAAAATGCACCAGTACGCGGAGCCGCATAAGGGTTTCAGCCCCGAAGGTATTGACGACCTGCTGATGCAGACGACCGACAAGCTGGACCAGCTTTATCCGTGGTGGGAATTCAAATGTGTAGAGTTGACCCCGGAAGGTCGCACTGCGCGGTACAATTTTGTGATGGTCGGCTATCGCACGGACTTCGTCGCGCTGAAGGAAAAGCTAGACGCCGTGCCGACCCCGCCCGAGGTGAAAAGTGAAGCATGAACTGTACGACATTTGGTTCGACGAAACCGCTCGGCGTCTTGCGTGGAAAGTTCAACTGATTGATTATGTGGCGGGGTTTGAGACCGAGGGACAGGCTCAGCGGTATGTGACGGCGGTCAAGGCTGAACGCAAGAAGCTAGGGCTGAAATAGCGTCTGGAATTTAACAGGGAGTTAAGAAAATGAGATGGCTGCGGACGAAGTTGAAGCAAATAACGGAAGCGCGAAAAAGTCCATGTCCTGTTTGCAAAGCCCCGGTTGGGCAGATTTGTAAGAACTATCGAGGCGAAGGCGTTCAATACGTTCATGCCTCAAGGTATAAAACTTAAGGGCATCTTAACTCGTCGGAAATAGTGGTTTCGGCGTCATAAGCCAACACTCAGGCAGTCCACACGGGCATTTCTTGCACTCCGTAACGTGAGCCGCCAAGCAGGCTGTATATCCGCAAGTCCACTTTGCCCCGCAAACCTTGCAGACGTGCTCCTGAGTCCAGACTTCCTCGTTGGCTGCCATTAGACGCCTTTGCTCACGAGCAGGGCGACGTGGATGACCTCGAAGTTGTAATCCTCGTCGGGTTCCTGTTGCCACCGCTCGAAAGCGGTGATGTCATTTCGAAGAGCGGCATCCCAGCGAATATAAGCTTCAACTAGCTGACGCAGACCTTCCATGGTTGCCTCCACAGACATGATACGAAAAAGTTCTTGACTTGTCAACAGTACGAGAGTACTATGTGTCTATGGCAAGTTTCCAGATTGCGGTTGCACTGACCCTCCAGCACGAGGGCGGCTATGTCGATAACCCAGCGGACCCCGGCGGTGCGACGAACATGGGAGTTGAACAGCGAGACGTGCCGGACATTCCGATTCGGACACTCACTGTGGAGCAGGCAACGGCGTTCTACTCGGCGAATTACTGGAAGCCTTTTTATTCGCAAATTAACGACCAAGCCGGGGCATCAAAACTTTTTGACATGGGCGTGTTGTTTGGCATCACTGAAGCAGTCGAACAAATTCAGCGTGTGCTGCAAATCGAGCCTGATGGTGACTTTGGTCCTGAGACTCTATGCTACGTGAATGAAGCCGGGAGTGGTCTGCTCGCGGCGTACAAGGCGGCGATGCTGCAGCGGGCGAGAGCGATTACAGAAGAGAGACCCAGTGAAATCATATTCTTGAACGGCTGGATGAATCGAATCAACTCGTGAAACGGACTTTTTTCGCCATAAGTGAGAGAACAATTTGACCCAGTCGGCGGGGGACAAGACTTCACATGACAGGGAGTCTATAAAACCAAAGAAATACGCCGACACTTTTTCTGGAGGATAACATGTTTCATCATGCATTGGAGTTGGTTGGAGTTGTTGCGATTGGATACGCGATCTACAAGCACTACGGCGCGGCGGTGTTGCTGGCGGACGTAAAGGCCGCTGTCGCGAAGGCTGAGGCAACGGTTGCGACAATCAAAGCCGACCTTGCAAAATACTTGTGAACGCAGAGACTAAGCGGAAGATTGGCAAAGCCAATCGAGGGCGGGTTCCATGGAACAAAAAGCCGCTCACGCTGGCAGAGCGTTCAGCTTTGTATCGCTGGCGTCACCCGGCAAAAGTTAAGCATGCGGTTCAAGTATGGCAGACGGAGCACCCAGACTATGACCGGCGCTGGCGATACGGTATAACGCAGGTCGAATTTAATCGGGTGTTGCACGAAGTTCAGCATGACCTATGTGCGGTTTGTGGGCTACCGTTTGAAAATAGTTTTGATACCACAATAGACCACAATCACGTAACGGGACAGTTTCGGGGCGTAGTCCATCGAAAATGCAACCGGTTTATTAGTCACGTCGAGCACAATGAGCCTTTGATTCAAAAGGCCCGGGAGTACTTGACTCGTTCGGAGAGTAAATGACAGTTCAGAGTTGCTTGGCTGAGCGGCCTGTGCCTGAGGTTGCGATGGGAGCCACAAGACTAATCTTCGAATTCAAGTGCCGTTTTGGACATAAGACGGAGCAGCGATTTCCTCCCGGGACTTCGTATGACGCGCATCCGCACATCATTTGCATGAAGTGTCCCCAAGGGGTTATCGAGCGTGCGTACTTGATCTTCGCCTGCCCAGAACGAGAGAAGAAGAGCGATGTCACAGGAAAGGCATAAATACTACTGCTCGCCGTGCAAGGAAATACTGTTCGGGACGAACCCCGCCGCCCTTGCTGCCAATGTCAACGAGCACAACTTTGAACGTCACCCGATGTCATCCTGCATGTGGAACGAACACTCGATAACTCTCTCTGCTTACTATATCACCCCGGAAGACGACGGCGCACTTCCTCAACTCACAGACGGTGGCCCACGCCCAGAATACACAGTCCCATACATCAACAAAGAAGTGTGGGGCGACGCGAAGAAAGCACCCGACATCACATCGGAGGACATTCGCCTGTTGGCGATGAACAAAATTAAGTGGTAGTTCTCAAACTAATTCTGCTTTGGCTTCTGATTACGTTTATCGGCGGGCTTGTGGACCGCATCATCATGACATGGAGGAGTAAATGACGGACGCTGAGAATTGGTTTGAAAGTTGCGGAGTGCTGATTACGGGTGGCAATGCGCTGGCTCGCAGCATCGGTCACGTCCCCGGACGGTGCCCGAAGATTTCGCCTACTATCCCATGCACCTGTGGGGCAGGCAAGCAGCAACAGCTTGCACTCGCCGACTGGGATAATCTGGTGCAGGACATCACAGGCGTGCCGACGGGGTCAAACTTCTACAAGAAATAGCTTGACATCGGTGCGGCGACGCAGTATACTGATTCTGGCTCACAGTAGACGAGTCGTACGAAAGGGACGGTGCCACATGAGAGAATCCAAGACCCGCTAAAGGCGGGACCCCCGAATACTTAAATGAAAAAGCAGTGCATGACGGCGGTGCGGTGGAGGGAAATTTCCCAGTGAAGCCACACCGCCAGTCGTGTTTTCGGAGCGCATTATGGCACTTGATTTGTGGTCCGCAGAATACTACGAGCAAAAATCATGGGAGCGGGTTAAGAATGCCACGCCTGCCGACTTCGAACCGTGGGAAGAAGCCCGGGAGCGGTATATCCAGCGGAAGATTGAGCCGACGCTGCAGTTGTACAGACAATCGGACCATGATTTCTTCAAGGACTGGAATAGACGCAAGGGCGAGGTCATGCATTCGAGTGACTTAATCATTCGGCTGCAAAAGTTAAACTCTCACATTCAAGTTCAACAACAGTATAATTTTGAAAATGACTGGGGACTCTACTCGTCGGAGCGGGGGCGTCTCCAATTTCTGACCGGCATGCCGAAGGGCTGGCTCACTGAATTTTCGTACGCGATGGTGGATGAC